CCATCGTCAAGATCCTCCGTGCTGTTCTGGGTGCACGTCAGCGTGACCGCCGTCGCCTTTTTCATGTAGACCACCTTTCCGCCGTCCGCCGCCGTCAGCGTGTGGGCGTCGTCGTAAGTGACTCGGCCGGCCGAGATCGGAAGGACGCCCGAAGTCACTTCCCACGTCACTTTTGTCGCCATCAGTACCACTCCTCATTCAGTGGAACGCCCTCGGCCGCGTGCGCCTTCCGTTCGGCCCACAACCGATACCGGCGGCACAGCGGGTACAGGATCAGATGCAGGCCCAGCGTCATGTAAAATTGCTTGACGTGCTCGCGCTCATGGCGGATCAGCGCCGCGTCGTCCTCGTGGCCGCGCAGGATGGCGATGACGGGGCCGTAGCAATAGCCCCAGAACATCGCGCCGTCCTTGCGAAGCGGCAGGCGATCGCGGACCAGGATGGGAACGAGCCTCACGGCAGTTGCTCCCGGAGCGCCGCAATCTCGGCTTCCCGCTCCGCCAGCCAGACGGCGCCCTCTGGGGTCAGCACGGCCTCGCGCAGCCGGCGCGGGGTGATTTGCGCTTCGATGGCGTCGATCCTCGCTTGTACCTGCGACCGGACGGCGGCGACAGGATCGCGGGTGTCCGGCTTTTCGGCGGTTGCTACGGTCTTCGCCGTCACGTCGAGGACGAGCGTGTTCATGACAGTTTCCTCCGGAAGACGTAGATTTTACCCGTGGCCTGAAAGCCGCCGCCATTCCAAAACAAGCGTAGGGCGTTGACCGCATTAGTGTTCGCCTTTAGACGACCGCCAGGAAGAGGCTCGATTGTCGTTCCGTTGTTAAATCCATAACAACCAACGAAGTAAACCGCCTTTACTGATCCAGAATTGTTTGGATGAAGCAGAACAATATCGATCCAACACCCTTCGGTTGTTTCGTTTCCAACCGTGCCAGTTGCGCTAATTGAGTCAACATTATCTTGGTTGTCGGCGTAGTCTCCTGATGTTGCGAGGAATGTGCTGCCGTTGTCTTGTGAAAATCTAGCTTCTAGCGTAACGCTGTCCGTCGCCGGTATGCATCCCTGCACCGACACCAGATAGTCATACCCCGCCGCCAGCCCGGTGATGTCGATGTTGGTGACGGCGGTGATGTCGGCGCCGCTGACGAACTCCCAGGCGCCGCCCGTTGTCGGCTTGTCGTCCAGGTCGTTATAGCTTCCGGATGTGGCGACAGTAGCGAGGCCAGATACCATACCAGCGGCGATGGACGTTGACCGGGTGCCGTAGGTCACTTCGACGCTATCGGCCGGGATGGCTGCGTCGAAGGTCAGTGTCGTGCCGGAAATGCTGTATGTGTTGTGGTGCTGCGTCACGCCGTCGAAAGTGACGATGACAGCGGCCTCAGATACAGCGGCGACAAGGGTCAACTCGGCGGTCGTGTTCTTTGTGTAATCGACGCCGGCGGCGAAGGTTTCCACAGACTGCGACACATAGGACGCAGCCTCGGCGGCGCTGGCGGCGGCAGCGGCGGCGCTGGCGGCTGCCTGGGCAGAACCCTCGATATCGGCCAGGTCATATGTCGAGACGATCGCGGCTCCGTCTTCGTCGAAGCCCAACACCTTCCCGGCCCGCGACGACTTGGCCGGCAGTTGAACCGGCGTCGTCGAATCGTCGGACGGCAGCAGGGTCAGCGCGCGGTCGATGTCGCGGCGGATTTCCTGCGCGATCATGAACAGCCGCTGGAACTCGCGGTTGACGGTCGCCGCCTTGAAGTCGCCCGCCGTGGCGTAGTTGCTTGTCCGCTGGATCGGCACCGAGCGATACAGCGTGTAGATGTCAGCCGCCGTCGCCGGGGTCGCAGTTCCCGCCAGGGTGATCGCGCCGCCATCCTCTTCCCCGACGTCGGCCACCGTGTAATGCGTGGTCAGCGTCAACGTGGTGGTTACCCCGTCCCGCGTGCGGTCGACGACCAGTTCGCCCTGGTCGAAGATCGGGAAATCGTAGTCGAAGCCAGTTTCACCCCCGGCGGCGAGGTACTGAATCCAGCCGTCGTTCGCGGCAATAACGATACTCATCGGAGAAGGCCCTCCATCTGCATGTCTCGCCTACGGCCCGCGCGGCGCTTGACCTCGGACTGAAACCCGCCGAATGCGGTGTGCTGCATGATCGTTTCCCGCGCGAACTGCCGGTATTCGTTGACGAGGCCGCGGACGAACTTGCCCTTGTCCTCGATGCCGTCCTCGTCTCCGTTGGGCAGGGCGTTCCAGATTTCCGCCAGGGGGTGCTTGCCCTCGACGATTTCGTTGAGAAGCTGCTCCATGCCGACGCCCCACATCGGATGCTGAACCTGGTGTCCGGCATAGCGCTCGAACGCATCCTTTACCGCCGGGTACTCGCGAAGGTCCATGCGGACGCCGAGGCCGCTTTCCGGGTCGACGAAGGTCTGAACGGCGGTCGGGCGGCGAACCCCGATACCCTGCTCATACAGCGCCCTGGCTGCCGGCGGGCCGTTGGCGTCCCCCACGTAGATCGGCGACACCGCCGACAGGAACCCCGGCCACGCCCCTTCGCGCTTGATCTCGTGTCCGAAGAAGTCGCGGGCCGGCTTGACCGACCACGGCGCTACCTGCGCCTTGATCGCCTCGTACGCTGAATTGACGTCCTTCCATTCGTCCGCGCCGGTAGCCCCCGCCATTTCGTGAATCGACGGGACAATCCTCGGCACCGCCGAGCGCGCCCAGTTCTGGATCCACCGTTCGGCGTACATGTCCGGGTTCTGCATGACCGCGAAGAACTCGGACAGCGAGCGGGAGAACGTCTGCGACAGGATCGAGTTGCCGATAGCGCCGATACTGGCGGCGACCAGGTTGTTCATCTTGGCCTCGGCGTCCGGGTCGTCGGCGTCCGAAAGGGCCCGATATTCCGCCAGGCGCTCCGTCACGTCGGCGGCGATGCCCATGACCATGCCGATCGGCTCGATGGCGCGGTAGTTGTACCACTTGTCCGCGATCTTCACGGAATAAGGCTCGAACCCCGCTTCCCGCCACAAGGCCCTCTCAGCCGGGTCGGACGGGCCGGAGCCGGTGATGCTTCCTCGGGTCGTCAGGTCCGACCACAAGGCCATGACGGACGATCCCATCGCCACTTTCGCCAGCGCGGTGTCGCGCGCCGCGCCGCCCTTCTTGACCTCGGCCCAAAACGACTTGGGCATGGCGACGGCGAACGGGGTGTGGGCGATTCCCGTCTTGCTGATGTTGGCCACCGTGGTGACGAAGGGCATCAGGAAGGTCGCCGGGATCGACACGGCCGGGTTCTCGCTGGCCTTCAGCTTCAGTACCTGCTCGCCGAGAACGCCGACGCGCTTGGTGAACGTGCCTTCCTGCGCCGAGGCCCGCGCGGCGATCCGCATTTCCTCGGTCGGGTTTTCGGTCAGCCGCGCCACCTCGGCCGCGTAGTCGTCGCCCGCCTTTCCGCCCTTGCGGGCCGCTCGCAGCGACAGCGCTGCGATCTCGCCGTTGTAATTTATGGTCTTGAAAAACTCGTCCCCGGCGTTCAGGGCGCGGCCCCACACCCGCCACAGTTCCCCGAAGGCGTCGGCGACGCGGGCCGGCGCTCCATGAAGGCCGAAGTTCTCCCCGGAAATCGCCCGGCGGTGCGGCAGGTCCACCTTGCCGACGCCGTACCCAGACGTGCCGTTCCAGAACGCCTTTCCGGAATTGACGAACGCCTGATTGAGAGAGAAGAACATGCCGTGAAGCATGGCCAGCGCCTCGCCCTTTTCCACCTCGGCGCCCGGAAGGCGGGCGGCGACGGCCCGCTCCGCCGTGCGCTGGAAGGCGTAGGCCGCGTTCGAGAAGATGTTGCGGCCCTGCGTGCGCACGCCGGAAACAAGGCCAAGCGTCCACGCCTCGCGTACCGCGTCGATGGTCCGGGCCGCTGCGCCTCGGGAAACCACGCCGTTCAACGCCTCGGCGCTGGCCGTTTCCAGCATCCGCACCTTCTTGGCCATCTCAAGGGCAACGTCGGGCCCGCCCATCTCCGACAAGAAGTCCTTGATGCCGGAAAGACGTTCGGCGTTGCCGGTATCGGACATGCGCCCGAGAATATTCAGCGTGCGGCCGGCCTCGGCCTTGGCCGCACTGAATTTCTCCAGCAGCGTCTGATGCACCGCCATCGCCTTGCGGAAGGCAAACAACTTGCCCTCGGTCGGCGCGGCTACGGCGGCCTTGGCTGTTTCCATCAGCATATTTGCGGACGCCGCGTAGAAGTCCTTGAGCGCCAGGATTTCGGCCCTGTTGAAGCGTCCGGCATCCATCGTCATCACGTCCTGGATGCCTATTTCCCTGGCCAGAGCGGCGGTTTCCGCCTGGGATATCACTCCACCCTTGCCGCGCGCGATCAGGTCAGAATTGGCCGCCGCCATTTCCTTGATCGCGGCGTCGATGTCCGCCTCGCCGTTGATGCGGGCGAAGTTGGGCATCAACTTTTCTACTTCGGCCGGAACGTCGGGTCCGCGCTTTCCGGCCTCTATGACGGATCCCGCCGTGTGCGCCGGATCGACCCCGGCCCCGGCTGTTCCCTCGTCCAGTTGCGATCGCACGGCGGCTTGCGGGTTGGGCGTCTTGATCGTGCGGACAAGCGGCTCGTTCGGATCGCCCAGGATCAGGATGTCCCGCGCCGCGTCGTCGCGTTCGGCGGCCAGGATATCGTCCTCGGACGGCGGCTTGATCTTCTCTTTCGCCGCGCGGCCGGCCTTGATCGCCTTCACGCCGCGCGCCAGCAGTTTGACGGCCTCTCCGGTCAACTTCGCGCCGGTCCCGGCGACGGCGCCCTCCAGGGCCTGCTTGAGCTTGCCCTCGAACATCCCGTCTTCCATGTCGGTCTTCAGGTACTCGGTGACGGGATTGTTCAGGGCCGGATAACTTTCTATCAGGTCCGACAGGCGGGCCTCGTGCTCGTCCCACACCACCATGTCAGCAGCAGCGGCCTGCAAGGTGTCCTGTCCGAACCGACCGGCCGCCGTTGCGCGGGCGCCTACCCCGGCCGCCTTCATGGCGGTGCCGACGCCCTTGAAGCCGATGGCGAAGCGCGCGATGCCGCGATAGAGAGGGGCCAGCGCCGAATGTCCCTCGGGAATCTCCGGCAGCGGCGAACCCTTCTCTCCCTCGCTGACCTTGGCGGACCATTCGGACGGCGCCACGTACTCAACCCCGCTGTCTCCGACGCGGATGGCGCCCAGCGAGGCGTGCTTGTCGAGGAACGAGGCGACGGGCTGGGTGATGTCCGCCACTTCCTGAACGACGTCCCGGAAGGCCCCTATCGTCTGTAGCGGAACGTCCCGGAGAAAGCCGACCGTTTCGCTCACCGCCGTGGCGGCAACCGATCCCGTCTTGGCGTCAAGAGGCACCACCTTCGGGATCGCCTTGCTCCTGTCCGCTTCCTTCGTCGCGGTTTCGGCCTGCGGCCGCGGCAATCTGGAAAACCAGTTGATCGCGTCGTCGGCGCGGGCCACCCGGCGGCTTTCCGCGTACAGCGTCGAGATGTCGTCGACTTCTGGCATTACTCCGCCCCCTTCATGCCGGAAAGGATTTCCTCGATGCGCCGCCTCTCTAGGACATACTCATGCAGCTTTGCGATTTCGGCCCTGGCTTCCTCAGGATAGTCTTCGGGTGCCGTGCCGGGCTCGATCTTGTATTGCTCATCGATCTTCGCGGCTGTTCCCGGAATGTCGAGGGTGGCCGCGCCGGGCTCGTAGACGCGGAACTGGTAGGACGGCATCGGCGTCACGGCCGGATCGAGCATCCGCTGGCGCAGCACCGGGACGACGCCGCGCTGGATTTCCTTGAGTTTGGCCAGCCCCTCGTCATACGTCGGGCGCCGGTTGTACGGCTTGCCGGTTTTCGGATCCGTCGCCTCGGGAAAGGTGTCCCACCACCGATCAAGCAGGCGCTTGCCCTCGGCGAATTGAGCCATGATCGGGTCGTACTGGCTGAAGGTCATTCCTTTGCCTGACAGCCCGTCCCAATAATCGGCAATCTGCCCATACACCTCGTCCGGCCCTGACTTCGCCAGCAGCGACTCGTTGCGCGACCGCAGGGAATTAAAGGTTTCGCGTGTGATCTTGCCTTCGATCAGGGCCTGTCGCGCCGACCGATAGATGTCCTGGCGGTCGCGCAGGCCGTCCTCCAGGCTCAGAACCACGTCGAGGTCGTCTTCCGCCGCGTCGGCGTCGTTGGCGACGCCCCACAATGCCTTGTAGTCGCTTAGGGAAAGGTCGTTCTTGTTGTCCTCCACCCATGCCGGAGTCAGTTCCCCGAGTTCCGCCATGCGATACCCGTCCTTGGCCTTGGCCTCGCGCACCGCACCGTCCGCTTCTTTGGCCACCGACTCGGCCCGGTTGATCGCCGACGTTTCCGCGCCTATGGCCGCCTTCATGTGTTCCATGACGCTCTTGCGCTGTTCCGGCAGCAGGAAGTCGGAAACCGGCGCCGTTTCCCACTCCACCGACTTGCCGTCATTGCCCACCTTCGGAACGGAAACGGTCAGGTCGCCGCGCGCCAGCTTGACCAGCATTTCCTCGCGCTCGGCAATCGACCCGGCGGCATTGAACTTTCCCTTTACCGCCGCCCCCAGGAAGTCGCCTCGGAACGCCATCAGGTCTTTGAAGGCCACCTCAGCCGGATAGGTCAGCGGATCGACCGCCGACAGCAGGTCAGCCGCCGTCGAGTTGAAGGCGTGCTGCATGTTGGTGGTATCGCCGGTCCGGGCATAGCGCTGGGTATCGGTCAGGCGCATCGCGAACAGTGATTGCCGGTCGGCTTCGCGCGCCTTCTGATGGACGGTTAGCCGCTTGCTCGTCGCCTCGCTCACCGAAGACGAAATCAGCGTCTGCATCAGCAGGTCAAACTGCGGCTGCATCTCGGGCGGCATGTTCGCCTTGGCGCCGGACGCGAACGACACCGCGCCCTTGATGATGGCCTGCGGGTCGGCCGGATTCTGCGCCGCCAGTTCCGTCGCCTTCTGGCGGGCCACCAGCTCCACCCGGCGAAGATACCCCTTCTTGATTTCCTCGTTGTACGCCTTCGTGGCCGCGTCCGCGCCTTCGCGCAGGGGTGCGCCCATCATCGGGTCGAGGCTCAGGACCGTCTGTGCGGCGTCCTTCTTGGCTTGGTCGACGGCCTTGTCCTGGATCTTCCCCTTGATCAGCTTGGCACCGCCGAACGCGAGTTTCGAGAAGGCGTCGAGCATGACGCCGCCCGAGAAGTTCACGTCGGGAACCTGGTCGTATCCGGTCCGCAGGTTGGTGATGCTCTTGTTCGCCATGGTCACCCCGCCAGATCGAGCAGGCCGGACGCCGCGCCGCCGACGCCGGACGCGATGGCGCCGGGAATGCGGCGGCGCGTGACCTCCGATTGCAGCCGATAGGCGCTGGACTGGATCGCCGTATTGTCCGAGATGGTCGCCAGTTGCCGTTCCGCGGTGGCCAGCAGCTTGTCGGTCAGCGCGTTGCGGGTGGTTGCGCCTTTCAGGTCGACGGACGAGAACCGAGCCGCATTACTGGCTTCCAGCGACGCCCATTCGTCGAGGAAGGCTTCGCGGGCGTCGTTCTCTTCCTTGAGGCCCTGCAATTCCGCCTGGCGGGCCTGGAATTTTTCGTAGCGCGATTGCTGGCGCAAGGACGAAGCCGTCGACAGGCCGCCCAGCAGCGCGCCGCCGACGCCCAGCCCGGTCAGCAGGGTCTTTCCCGCCGTCAGCCAGGAAAACGCCCCGCCTGATCCGAACAACCCGGCGGTCGGGGCAATCGTCGCCAGCGCGCCGGGAGTCGCCGCAACCAGCGCCGCTCCGGCGGACGAGGCCGCCGTCAGCCCGGCCGACGCCAGGGCGGTCGATCCGGTGGCGGTCAGCGCCGTTCCTCCGGCGGTTCCAAGCAGTGCGGGGATAGCCATTGTCATTACAGAGCAACCTCCTTGACGATGGCCTGGAGCGTGAACGGCACCGGGTCTTTCTGCGCAAACTCGCATTGTCCGCGATGGGTAACGCCGAGCAGGCCGCGCACCGTCCAGACATCCGTCACGGTCGGAGGCGGCTCGTCCAGCAGTCCGGCCCCGAACTTGCGGAACGTCGTTTCGACCCAGCGTCCGCCGTTCGCGCGGAACCAGAACGCCTGCGTGCGATAGATCGGCGCGTGCGCCTCGATGATCCGCTTGAGCCGGCCGACATACGTCCCGTCCGGCAGGTTCGGCTCAACCGGCATGTCGCGCACCCACACGCCGAATCCCTGGCCGACCGCCGTTTCCGACCCGAAAACGGTCTTGCGGGCCATGCGCTCGGTCAGCCCGCCCGCAACCAGCCGATCGACCTCAAGCTCCTGCACGTCGGGGAAGTCCAGGCCGATCTCCACTGACGTCGCGGCGTCGCGGGAAATCGTCACCGAGCCGGACGCCACCGTTTCGCTGTCGAGAATCGCCCCGTCCGCCCGCACCCGAACCGTCGCGCCGTCCAGAATGTCCATGCCGCCGAACGTGTCGGTGGGCAGGCCGGACGTAAACCGAAACGAGCAGTCGGAATAGTGGCTGTCGTCCCACATCTCCAGCAGGCGCACGGTCTGCTCGTTGATAACGCGCTCCACCACAAACGTCACGTCGGGTCCGTCCGAGCCGACCGCCAGGAACGAGCCGTCCGTGTGGTGCAGGAACCACTCGGTGACTTCCTGCTTGCGCAGGGTGGCCAGCACCGCCAGCGAGCCGTCGCCGTTGACGACCAGGACCAGCGAACTGTCGTCCGTTGACGTGCCCTTGCGGATGGCGAAATCCACCGGGCCGCTGAGAAGGTGTGAGGACAGCAGCGAGATGTTGTCGGCGACATAGGCGATCTCGACGTCGTTATAGATCAGTTCGCGGGCCGCCTTGCCGCCGTCCTGAATGAAGATGGTGGCGCCCTCGACGCCCCCCGCCCGCAGGCCCGGCCCCTCGGACCCGACTTCGGTCCCGGCGTTCCAGATGACGTTTTCCGGAGTCATCACGGCGTCGTTCGGCAGGGCGTAGTACTCACGGTCCGCCGTCAGCGCCTGCAAGTGGCGGCCGGAGCGAAGGTTGTAGATCGACGACACGCCGTCCGCCTCCAGCGTGTAGTTGATCGCCTCGTCGGCAGCGCCGGTCCCGACGTCGAAATTGAAGAAGTCGCCGGACTTCGAGCTTGCCACCGTGGCCGGGCGTTCCGCGGACCCGCCGAGCCACAGGCGGCCCTGGTAGAACGTGCCGCAGCGGGGCCAGCCGCGCGTCGCCGACCACTGGTCCTCATCGCCGGCCCCGAAGTCGTATTGCGGGATGTTCGACAGCGCCAGCGGCTCGTCGTTCCATTCGTCGTGCGCGCCCTGCCGCTGGATCTTCCGCATCTGGATGTCTTCGTGGAAGGTCAGCAGGGTGTCGAGCGATTGCGTCCAGTTGATGAAGTAAAGTTCATCCGACAGGTAGGGCGAATAGATGTCCGCTTGGCGCACGCCGTCCTTGTAGACGGCGATGTTGTAATCCGTCGCCACCAGGACGTACCGCTGCACGTCGCTGAACTTGAAGGGAATGACCCGGCCGTTCGACAGCGTCCCGGCCGACGACCACAGCCAGAACTCGCCGATTTCGGCCTTGGTGGTCGACAGGTCCGCGCCGCCGACCTTGGCCACCCGCCAGTAGCGCGCCGACACGCCGGCAATACCCGTTCCCGCCCGCCGTCGCCGGTTGATGGCCGTGGTGGACACCGCGTCGAAAGCGGGCCCGCAGTCCGTCCACGTCGCGTCGTCGGCCGAATACTGGATGCGGAACTCGTCGGTTTCGTCGATGCCGGTCGCCGCCGAGGCCAGCGCCAGACCGCGCGCGTCAGCGAACAGCACCGTCTTGGCCGAGCCCAGGTCGTAATGCACCAGCACGTACGGATCGACGGTGCCGATGTTGGTGGTGCTGGTGACCTTCGTCGAAACGTTCTCGTCCTTGGCGTTGCCCGCCGTTCCGCCGTTGGGCGCGGTGGCCGTGATCGACGCCGCGGCGATCTGCGCCAGTTAGGGGCAAATCTGGTCCAGATACTTGAGGCCGGGCCGGCGGCCAATCGGCCCCTGCGGCACGCCCAGCACGTTGCGGGCCTTGTCCAGCCCGTTATAGTAGTGCTTGACGTCGGTGCGCGCCGCCAGCAGCGGGTCGATCTCGCCCGACGTGAAGTTGGTCTGGATGGTGCGGACCTTGCGCCCCATCTCAGCCACCCCACCGGGCGTTGATCAGCGAAAAGTCCTCGATGCGCTGCGACGGGCTGGCCTTGGCGTCGAGGTTGACGGCCGTGCGGAAATACCCGCCCTTGCCGCCCTCGTCTGCGCCGCCGAACGCCATCCTCATCCACATATCCGCCTCGCTCGTCGAGTCCTTGAGAGACGGCGCGAGGTGGGCGGCCAGCGCGTAGATGACCAGCGAGGTGAAGTACGGCGGCCAGTCCTCTTCGGCCACCCGGATCTTGTAGTCGATATAGACCTCGGCGGCGTTGGTCAGCAGCGTCTCGCCGAAGATCTCATAATCCTTGAACGGCACCGCGCCGACCGCGTCGGTATTGAAGGCTGCAAACAGGTTGCCGTCCCGGTTCGACGGCAGCTGATAGGCATACGTCCACTCGTTGGCCGGGGTTTCGTTGAGCCGCGACAACCGCGCCTTGGTCATCGCGAACCGCCAGTCGTTGTCGCCCAGCAGCCGCTCGACGACGTTCTCGTACATCAGCTCGCAGGCGGCGGCGGCGTCGGTGCCCTCGTCGAACGAGGCAATCGCCGGAATGCCGATCAGGGCCAATGCCTTCGAGCACACTTCAACGCTGCTGCTGGCCATCGAGCAACCTCTTGGTAAAACCGCTCATGGAAACGACCCCTTTCAGCATGCCGAGATCGCGGGCCTCGGCCCATCGTGCGTGCCAGCTTTCGATGGTCGCGTTCTTGCCGCTGTCGGGGTAGAACTCGGACCCCACCCGCACCGGATAGCCGTCTGCGTAGCCGATCTTTTCCATCGGGCAGCCACACAGGATCACCGGATCGAAGCCGATGGCCCTCATGACCAGGGCGGCGCACAGAGAGGACGAGCCGCCGCGCCACTTCGCCCCGCCTTTCCAGCGATAGTCGACGTATTCCGGGCGCATCAGGGACGCATAGTCGGCGTTCTGGTCGACGCCGTGGGTTTCGGCCCGCCTGCCGGTGCGCAGATGGTGCCGCCAGCCGAACGACCCGAGCATTTCGGTGTGGGCCGACACGATGTAGTCGACCTCGATCAATTCCGAGATGAAGTTGATTCCGCAGACCGGATGGACGCCGTAGCAACGATGCGCCTCGACCAGATCCTCGAGCGCGTTGGACCCGCCGCCGACGACGATGACCGGCCCCTGGCGCGTCTGCGGATAGGTCGGATCCGGCGTCATCGTTACCCCTCTTGCGAAAAGGGGAGGGAGGCCGAAACCACCCTCCCCCACTCGGGCTGCGACAGGGCTGGCTGTCCGAGACTAGTCGCCGTCGGTGGTGGTCACGGCGGTCTGGTTGGCCACATCGACCACGCCGGACGCCACGCTGTTGACCAGGAACCAGCCGGCATCGACGACGGCCTCGTTCGCGGCGCCTCGGTTGGTCACGGTGACCACATAGATCAGGTCGCCGGCGGAGAGGATGTCGGCCAGGTCGTTGAAGAAACCGGCGGCATCGACGTTGGCCTGGGTGATCTGCGTCTTGAACGACCACAGGGCGGGGGCGCCGCGCTTGGTGCCCTGACCCCGGCCGGACTGCCCGCCGATGGGCTGGAAGTAGAAAAGATCGGTTGCCTTGGCGAATGCCATGGGTCAGCCCTCCATTACTCGGTGCAGGAGATTTCGACGATGCCCTCGGCGTCGATGGCAACGGAGCCGCCCGAGAACAGGCCGTTGGCAAGCCAACTTGTCTTCTCCGGGATGTAGTTGACTTCGGTGCGGAAGTTGACGCCGACCGCAAGGCCGATCGCGCCCATCGCCCCGCCGTGGTAGGCGTAGCAGGTGCGCACGCCCGTCGACAGCGGCAGGCCGCCCTCGTCCCGGTCTTCAAACTAAACGATCTTGAAGCCGAGCCAGGTGTCGATCTCGCCGTTGACCAGGGCGCGAATGGTGTTGTAGTCGGCCGACGTGGCGGTGGTATCGCCCAGCAGGCCGTAGATGTTGTTGGCGTGCGCCACGAAGTAGCGGTCGGTCATCGGCACGCCCTTGGCGTCGATGGCCTTTTTGGCGGCGCGGAACTTCGTGGTGTTGAGGTTCGAGCCTGTGCCGCCGATGTCGGTCGATACGGTCAACGAGGTGCTGGCGGCGTCGATGGCATCGAGGATCAGCTGGTCCTCGCGGCGGCCGATGGCGGCCGAAATCACCATCGCCAACTGGTTCTGTTCCTGGAAGTTCACCTTCTGCTGGTCGAACAGGTCGGTATACTCCGGGGCGTTCCAGTCGGTCAGGGTGGCGGTGGCCGTGCTGTAGCCGATGTTCATCGGCACGACGTCGGTCTGCGGGATGCGCGGGGTGGCGACGCCCTTGCCGATCTTCGTGAAGCGGTGGGTGTTGCCGACGACGCCGGTCTTGACGCGAACCGTGGGGCGCAACCGTCCGGCGCCCTGGTACGCCTGCTTGACCATGTCGTCGAAGCTGGAAATCTGTGCGGTGGTGAGCGACTTGGACATGTGACTATCGTCCTCCGCTAGGTCCGATTAACGAACTTCGCAGGACGATAGGCCCAAAATAGGCGGGGTCGCCTGCCTAGAACCGAAAACCCGGTTCCTCCGGTGGCGGATCTCACCGCCATAACGGGTCCGTCCGAAGACGGATAGGCCGTAAGCACGATCAGGCTTTCACAACGACTGCCATAAGTCAAGAAAAAACCCCCGCCATTTTGTAGCGGGGGCCAAGTTTTCCCATCGAGCAAGTATTTATTCAGGCAGCGACGGCCGACGACCCCGCCGGATCGTTGCCGTACAGCGCCTCGTACTTCTGCATCAGCCGCTCGTACTCGCGCTGCGCGGTCGGATCGCCATTGGCCGCCTTCGCCATGACCTTCGCCATCTCGCCGCGCAATTCGTCGGCGCTGACCGTGCCCATCTTCGTCTCGGCGGTCTGCACCGGCATCGGCTTCTCGCCGTAGTACTCGCGAAGCTTGTTGATCATCAGCAGGCCCTCGGCGGTGCCGGCCGCGACCTTGAACTCGAACAGATCGGCGTCGGTGAACACGCCCAGATCGACCATGTGCTTAGCGAACTGCATGGTGCCGTTCACCATGTCCTGGCCGTGCTTGCCGAGCTTCGCCAGTTCGGCCTTCGGGTCGACCGGATCGGGCAGCATCTCGGCCATCGCCTTGACGTACCAGTTCGTCATGTTGTTCACGACGTCCTGGGGAAGCTTCTGGTCGTGGGCGAAGACAAGGAAGTCCTTCAACAGAGGATCGTCGATCTTGCCGTCCTCGCCGTGCTTGATCACCCGCTTGACCACGTTCGGGTCGATGTCCTCGCCGAACTCGATCTTGTAGCCGTCCGGCTTCTCGGGAACCTTGTCGGCGCCCTTGCTGATTTTTGCCCGCAGGTCGGCCTGGGACTTGGCCAGCGCGTCAACCTTGACCTCGCCGGTCTTAGCGTCCCAGAAATTCGGCGGCAGCCAGTCGGGACGGGTCTTATAGACCAGCTTGGCAGGGCCGTCGTCCTGGCCCTCTCCCTGGCCGTCGTCCTGGCCGCCCTGGTCCTGACCCTGCCCATCGTCCGCGGCGAGGTCCAGCAGGCCCGACTGCCCGCCTTCCGCCTGCCCCCCGCCTTCACCCCCGCCGGCCCCTTCGTCGTCCGGCGCGCGCAACAGCCCTGTCCATCGCAGCTTCATGTCAGCCCCTCGCTTCCAGCCTTGCCATCTGCTCGTTCATGCCCGCGCGGTGCTCGCGGATGAACGCCAGAGCGGCCATGTATTCGGGCATCACCCGGTCGGCCTCGCTCAACGCATCCTCGAACGCCACCAGCGCCGCGTCGGCCTTGCGGTGCGCCGCCAGCCTGCGCGACACCGTCACCGGCTCGACGACCGACGCAGCCTTCTCGACCTTCACCGGCCGCCTCATCGCGGTCGGCGCCTTGCTCTTCCTCGGTGCCTTGCTCATCGCTTGCCCTTTCTGCCGTCGCGCGCCGCCGTCATTCGGCGGTGCAGATCCATGATCAATCGGTTCTGGCCGTCCCGCGCAAAGCCGTAGGCCGTCCCCAGGTCATAGCCGTAGTCGGCCATGAACGTCGGCTGCAGGATGGTGCCCTGCCACAGCCACTCCCACACCCGCTTGCCGGCCGCCGTCGAGAACGTCGACAGGATGTCCCGGTTCAACTCATCGGCGGCGTCGGCCACTTCCTTGCGCTGCTCGGCCCCGGCTTCCTCGTCGGCGCTCGGCTTTTCCCACAGCCAGTCGAACAGGGCGTCGGGCTTGGGCGAAGGAAGCGGCGATTCCGCCATCTCAGAACCCCACCGCCATGGTGACGGTGACCTGCGCGCCGACGCCGGTCGCCAGGTTGCCGGTCACCGCCGACAGGTTGGCCCGCACGTAGGGCCAGAAGTCGGAATTGGCCTTGAACTCGACGTCGGAATCGCCGGACCCGGTGTCGAGCGCGATGGTTTCCAGCGTCAGGTAGGTCGCGCCGTCGTGGCTGACCTCAATCAGCACCGTGGCCGTCGCCGCGCCGACGCTGGCGATGCTGGCCACAAAGGTCTTTTTCGTCTGCACGCCCGGATTGGCCGGCACGCAAAAGACGGCGTCGCCCGCCCCCGTTTCCTCTTCCGCGTCCAGCAGGGTGAATACCTGCGGAAACTCGATCCTGTCGGCCATCGTACCCCCTTATGCCGCCTGCTGCGGCTGCTGCTGTTGCATCGCGCGCTGGAGCATCGCCGTGATCATCTGTTCCACGTCGGCCCGCTCGCCTTCCTCGCGGATCAGTTCTTCGTCGACCCCGAGTTGCCGCCCGATCCACACCCCGGCCTCTTCGATCTTGGCGGTGTACATCGCCAGTTCCGGCCCGCCGATCGACGCCATCATCTGGAACCACTGGATCACCGTCTGCACCCGCTCGAGGTTCTGCTGCTGGGCAAGCGGCGAGGTCACCACGACCTTGACCGTGTTGCCGTCGATGCGGAACGGGTACGAGATGATGCCCTTGCGGCTCAGGATCTGCAGGCCGCGCAGCACCAGCGGCGTGACCAGTTCCTTCTGAATCCGTCCGAACGCCGCGCCGATGTCCACCGACAGTTCGCGCATCCGCTCGACAATCTCGGTGGCCGACCGCACCGGGCCGAGTTGATCGGGCAGGCCCTTGTTGTAGAGCATCCGGCGGATGTTCTCGCGCATGTCCTGCAGCACGAGCTGCGCCACGTCGAAGTTGCCGGGCCGCTCCAGGGGTTGCAGGGATGGGCCGCGGGCGCCGGCGTTCGCCGCCACCGGGATGATGGCGCCGGGGATGATGCGCGCCGTGTTCGGGTTGAGCACGCCGTCGTCAACGCCGGTATAGACGCCGCTCACCGCCAGCGAGGCGTTCTTAAGGATCAACTCGACCACCTTGTTCGTCGTGCGGATGTCCGGCAGGCCGAACATGATGGGGCCGCGCCCGTAGCTTTCGTTCGCCGCCTTGGTCCATCGGCTGTAGATCCACGGCCCCATGTCCTCGTAGACGCGGGGCTTGTCGAACAGCCGATGCTCGCCCTTCTCGACGACGACCTCGCAATACCACCGCATGGCCTTCCAGTCGGCCCAGCAGTATTCGATGCACAGTTCCTCGCGGTCCGGCTCCTTCCTGGCGTCGGCGGCCAGGGCCTCGGGCAGCTTGGCGTCAGGCCATTCCTGCTCGATGTTGCCCAGCGCCACCCGATGTTCGCGGAAGAAGCCGCCGATGGACCCGCGCGGCCCCGGCTCGACCGCCACCAGCGGCGTCGGCACGGCGTCGAAAACGAACGGATCCCAATCGCTGCCCTCCTGGAACAGCATCAGCCCGGTGCCCACCCCTAGCTCCAGGATGAACTCGTTGATGGCCGTGCTGAAATTCGAGTGGTGGATGGCCGAGTGAAACTTCTTGGTGGCGTCCTGCAGGATTTTCGCGGCTTGATCCCTCGCCCCCGGCTGGATGCTCGGACCTGGCTCAAGCTTGACGAAGTCCTGGAACGGCGGGAACAGCGTCGACTGGATGCGGTTGGCGAAGTGCGACGCCTCGTTCATGCCGGTCGAATCGTAGACGTCGAAGCCCTTCTGCTGGCCCGGCGTCGGATTGTCGATGATGTCGCGGGCCGGCATGGTCAGGCGGTAGGCGTCGCGCCAAGCCGACCGCCAGTTCTCCCGGCGGCCCTTCGCCTTGCCGAAGCGGCGCAGGATTTCCTTGACCGGCAGGCGGTCCGCCATGTCAGCCGCCCAACGTCGATGACTTGCCGCCGCCGGTCACCCCGGCCTCGGTGCCGTACAGCAGCAGGCCGCGCCCCGATGCCCTGGCGCGGGCCGCCCGCTTGCGGGCCTCTTCCTGCTTTTTGAGGTCGGCGTCGCGCTCGGCTTCGCGGGCCATAGCGCGATCCTGGGCCGACGTGTCGACGCTTCCGCCGCCGCCGAACGGGTTCATGTTACCCATCTTCATACCTCCTTGGCTCGGTTCCGCCGGATCAGGTCGTCCCACAATCCGCGCGGCGTTAACGCCAGCCTGTCGAGCCCGAGAAGGTACGAAACCATGGACGCGCAGGTCACGCCGACCATACGAGCCATGGTGCTAGGACCCGAACTATACCCCAAAATGCTGCGCTCGACAACAAGCACGCGCCACCCGGCCTCCTTGTAGTGGTCGATCAGCCGCCACGGCGAGACGAACGCAACTTCGGTGGCGACCCGCGAGCGAACCGGATCAACCATCAGCACGATGTGGTCGTGCGCCTGCCGGAAGGCGAAACAGTGCCGGAAGCCGGGCCGCGTGAAGCCCAGCCGGTCGTACCAGCGGCGCGGCGACGTGCCGTTGCCGAACGCCACCCACCACCGCTCGGTCTTCGCCTCGTTGATGGTGGTGCCCAGGTCCATGCGCGCTCACCCGAACACGTCGAAGTCGACGGCGGCGCGCGGCTGACCCTGCCATGCCTTGGGCTGATGCTGCGTCTGGCCGCGCGTCAATTGCCGGTGCTCCCCGAAGGTCAGGCACATGTAGCCGGCCGCCTCGCAGGGATGCGAATACTCGTTCTTCTCGGGCTTTTCGTGGTGCCGCTCGGCGCCCGACACCTGCACCCGGCGCCGGAACCACTTCCCGGCCAAGCCGGCCCGTATCTTGTGGCACGACGTATCGACCATGAAGCCCGGCACCATCTGGCCGTCGGGCATGCGAGCCGAGCGCGTCATCGGCAGCGCCAGGGCCTCGCGCCGGACGACCGGATCGTTTGTCGGCGCCAGGGTCACGTCGAAGCCGCGCGATCGCAGATGCTCCTCAACCGCCGTTTCGTATACCTGATCGCGCTGTGCGGCCGCCGGGTCGAGCGCGAACTTAGGCATGGCCTGCGCTCCGAACTTGATGTCGAGCAGCGCGGACAGTTCCCGCGAGAAGCGGTCGATGCCCATATCGAACACACTCAACTCGGCCAGCGTCCGCCAGTCGCCGTATGACCCGCGTTGACCGATCGCGGCTGCCGGCATCAGTGTCCCGCCGCCGCAGTCGATGCCACCGAGCAGGGGAAGCGCCGGCTGGTAGACCAGCGACCGCGCCATGGTGCGGTCGTCGTACTCCGGCACCCACGGCTTGCCATCGGCGAGATAGATGTACTTGGCCTGCATGAAGCGATTGACCCATTCCAGCAGCTTGTTCGCGATCTGCTGGTGGTAGTAGCCGGGCCGCAGAAACTTCAGGTTCTCGGCCGCCTGGTTGACGCACCACCACCGGCCGGCCGCCTGGATCACCTGGCTTGCGGGAACGCCGATCGGCTCGAATCCAGCCTCGCACACCTCGAACCCGCCTCCAGCCTGCCGCACCTCCAGCACCGCCGGCGGCTGCCGATAGAAGCGCCACCGCAGATCCAGCTTGCGGCCGGCCAGCCCTGGAATCTCCAGGTGCGAGAGGTCGATGAGCCCTTCGCCCCTCTCGGCCGCGGCATACCACCAGTGGTCATCGTCGCAGGCATTTGTGTCCATAATGATTCCGCACCACGTCGCACCGCCCACCTCCTCGCGCGGAAAGCGGCCGACACGGCCGGTCAGCATGTCCAGGATCTCGCGCGGCAGTTCGACGGCCTCGTTGATCCACGCCCCGGTCAGGTCGAGCGACTTCAGGTGCCGCACGTCGGCCGGCCGGTCTAGCGCCACGAAGATCGCCTCCATGTCGAATCCTGGGCTGCCACGATACAGGCCATTCTCGCGATCAAGCCATGCGAAGCCGTTGGGCTTGACGCGGATATGATGATTGATCGGGTGCGACTGTACGACCGGCCCGCAGTGCTCGGGCCGCATGATCTCTTCCCAGGTCTTGATCGTCGTCGAGCGCAGTTCTGGGTAGGTGTTGCGGATAATCGCCCACCGCGTGCGACGCCACCCCTCGCCGTCCGGCTCCTGGAGCATCGACAGTCGCAGGATCTTCGCCACGCACCCGACTGACTTGCCGGACCCCAGCGGCCCCAGGATGCCCGTCACGAAAGCGTCATCAAACACGAAGTCGTTGACGGTCGGCGCCTGGGTCAGGTCTATGACTGGGCGGAATGGCGCTGTCAAGTCAGGCGTCCCCCGTCGCCCGCAGGTCCGCCAGCGCGCACAGCGGGCAGATATCGCGCCTGGCGGTGATTAACCACCCCTCGGCGCGCGCCTG